GCTGACATTGTGGATCGTTGGTTCCAAAATGTGTGTAGACATGTGGTAATGGAAACCTGGGAACAAGAACAGGCCATAATCAAAGGTGTTGGACAATATGTCAGCACTAGAGACATCGGCGGCGGAAGAACCGAAGTGTCATGATATTCAACCACATCAAACAACTCAAACAAGACGGGAAGAAAATTGGTATCACTTTCTCAACCTTTGACATGCTCCATGCAGGTCACATTGCCATGCTCTCGGAAGCCAAGAATCACTGTGACTACCTGATCTGTGGGCTCCAAACCGACCCAACTATCGATAGACCTGAAACTAAAAATCGCCCTATACAAAGTATTGTTGAGCGACAAATACAGTTGGCCGCATGCCGTTATGTTGATGAAGTTGTTGTGTATCAAACCGAACAAGATCTTGTTGACTTGTTGTTGATCCTGCCAGTTGATGTTCGTGTGCTGGGTGTGGAATATCAACACAAAAACTTCTCTGGCTATGAGGAGTGTGGCATGCGCGGCATTGAACTAGTGTTCAATGGTAGAGATCATTCATTCTCCAGCTCAAGTCTGCGCAAACGTGTGGTTGCCGCAGAGACTGAAAAAGTATTACTACAAAAATGATCTTGTATGTTAACGGCTGTAGCCATACCGCCGCTTGCGATGCCAATGTAGAACATGCCTGGGCCGAAGATGATCCAGACTACTATGGTTGGGGGCAAGTTCCGCATCCTGAGAACCTAAAAGTCAGTTGGGGCAAGAAACTATCAGAAATGTTGGGTGCTACAGAATTTTATTGTGATGCACAAAGCGGCGGTAGTAATCCAAGAATCATACGAACCACACGTGAGTGGATCAAGAACAATTCTGACAAACTGGCCAACACGTTCATGGTCATACAATGGACCACATGGGAACGAGAAGAATGGTTCCATGCAGAGTCCAACTACTGGTATCAAGTCAATGCAAGTGGTATTGATATGGTTCCACCAGAATGGCAAGACCGCTACAAACAGTACGTGACTGAAGTTGATTGGCATCAAAAAACGCAACAGGCTCATCAAGCTATTTGGGAGTTGCATTGTGAACTAAAAGCGCAAAGTATTCGGCATTTGTTCTTTAGCGGACACAGTACATTCAGTGACATTCAGGATCAAAAGGATTGGGAAGTGGACTATATTGATCCATACCTTCGAAGTTCTAGTTACAATGCTGTGTTAGAAAACAACGGATTTGAGCATACTAGACCGTTTGGATACCATTTTGGTAAGGAAGCCCATTGCTTTTGGGCAAAACATGTGTTACAATACATGCTCAACAACCAAATTGTGAGTGCAGATGAAATACCTACTGATTGATACAGCCAACATGTTTTTCCGTGCCCGGCACTCAGCGCACCGTGCCAGTGACACATGGACCAAACTGGGCTTTGCTCTGCATGTTACTATAATGGCTGCCAACAAAGTGGCCCGGCGTTTTCAAGCAGATCACGTGGTGTTTGCACTGGAAGGTCGAAGCTGGCGCAAGGACTACTACAAGCCCTACAAAGCAAACCGAGCAGTAGCACGTGGTGCAATGACCGAAACAGAAGCAGAAGAAGACAAGCTGTTCTGGGAAACGTATGATGAACTGACTAAATACTTGTCTACAAAAACAAATTGTAGCGTTATCCGTTGTGCCACTGCTGAAGCAGATGATATCATAGCACGTTGGATTGCACTACACCCCCAAGATGAACACACAATTGTAAGCTCAGACACTGATTTTGTGCAGTTGTTGGCCGCCAATGTCAATCAATACAATGGTATCTCAGATGAACTTTTAACCTTGGAGGGCATATTCGATGCTAAAGGTAACCGTGTCAATGATAAGAAAACTAAACAGCCAAAAACGATCCCGGATCCAGGCTGGCTGTTATTTGAGAAGTGTATGCGTGGCGACACCTCAGACAACGTATTCAGTGCGTATCCTGGAGTACGTGAGAAAGGCACAAAGAATAAAGTTGGTCTCCGTGAGGCCTTTGGAGACAGAGACAAAAAAGGCTACTCGTGGAACAACCTGATGCTGCAACGTTGGACTGACCACAACGGTCTAGAACATCGTGTGTTGGACGACTATGAACGTAATTGTACCTTGATTGACCTTACAGCACAGCCCGAAGATGTCAAGGCCACAGTGGATGGTTGCATCCGTGAACAAATCTCACACAAGGATGTGGGCATGGTAGGCGCACACTTCCTAAAGTTCTGTGGCAAATACGAGCTGACCAAACTCAGCGACAGTGCAGATCAAGTCAGTCGTTGGCTCAACGAAACATACAAAGGAGCGTTAGATGATATTAGCTAAACCTGTAGTAGAGAATCAGTATTGGATACTCAAGAAGGACAATCGCAAGATTGGTCAACTTGAGGTAAACGAAAATGGTAACTGTATCATAAAAATTCATGACAATGTTGTGAGTTACAAAACAGTTAAAATGGCTCGAGAAGCCGTGAACATTGAGTTTGAGCCACCAGAACAATTCACACCTGCACCACCAAACATGGTGTATAACCATGAAGTAGAAGGCGCGGTATACAATCCGCTGTGGGATGTCAAACGCCGCTTGCCCTTGTTTACTCGTGATGAAAAATCCAAATCATGGTTTGCGGCCGGTTGGTATCGAGTGCAACAACATCGCAAGTGGAAAATTATTCATCATCCCAAACTCATTACCTTGGAGCGTTATGCATATCAAGGTCCCTTTCAAACTCGAGAACAAGCAAATGACAAACCCGTTTCGTGATCAAGAAAAATTCATGCGAGCCTGCGATCAAACCGTAGGCGAATTCAACCGCGATCAATATCAACTGTACTGTAATCTTATTCAAGAAGAATTTGGTGAGCTAGTGGCCAGTGACAACAAAGTAGATGACCTTGATGCCCTGATTGATATTCTTGTGGTTACTGTGGGTGCCATTCATAGTCTTGGTGCTGACGCAGAAGGTGCATGGAAAGAAGTCATGCGTACTAACTTTGCCAAGATTGATCGAGACACAGGCAAAGTTCGCAAGCGTGAAGATGGCAAGGTACTTAAACCACAGGGCTGGACTCCACCTGCATTGGAACAGTTTGTAAAATGAGTTTGCACATCAATCGTTTTGTTGATGCTATCAAAGCCGCAGAAAGCCGTGGTCAACGTGACTTGACCATGAGCTTGCGTGATGCCAAAGATCTCCATAGTGATATTACAAAACTTTTGCTTACACTAGAAGGCATGCGTAACCAAAAAACTCTTGCAAAAGAAGAAACTGTTACGGTAGAATTGAATGGTGGCAGTTTCAAAACCACGTAGTTTTTATGATAAATAAACTACGGAGATAATGATGAGTCGACCCAAACCAACTGTGTTAATAGAACACACTGACAAAGCAACCTACAAGACCGAACAAGTGTTGGCCTCCGAAGGAGTGTGGGCAGTGTTTTTTGATACAAAACCAATCAATCTTAAAACGTCTAATATGCTCACACAGTATCCTGGCCCCAAGTACAAGAAGGTCAGCTTCTCCAATCCTGGACATGCCAAAAACTTGGCACGTAAACTCAACACACAATTCAAGACCGACAAATTTACAGTTGTACTCTTGACGCAGGGGGCGCAAGTATACCCCGATGCCAAATAAACAACAACTGACTCAGGTCCTAACAGCTCGGTCAGATCTGTGGACTGTGGAAGAGGCCATGAGGGAATGGTGGCAAAGTCCCGATGGTGGATGGCGCCTGAACGCTGTGGGGTTTGAAGCATTCGAACAATACAAATTACAACACTGGGATTTTGAAACTGACGTAGCCATTCACGCTGTTCCTAGAGTACTTCTGACCCTGGATCGTAAACTTACTGGCCCTTACTACATCAAAGTCAGCAAGCGTCCCAAATTGTGTTTCTTTGTCAGTCAGGAAGCAACCATGTATGCCCTGTATAATGATGTCAACCGTTTTGTAGCAAGTTTACAACGATATTAAGCAAAAAAACAACACTTTTTGACCCAAAAAAAGTAGTACTTTTGTAGCATTGCATTTCGGTTGACCAGAAATGCCCTTTTTGCTATAATACTTGTATGGAACTTAAAAAGCAATCACGCAAAAAACGAGTGGATCGTACCCACATTGTTTACTTCATCCAAATTGGTCTGGAGTACTACATTGGTATTACCGCAAAAACTCAGCGCACAATCAACATGAGCCTGCGTAGCCGTGTGAACAAGCACATCTATCGTAGCCGCACTGAAGACAAGAGCTGGAACCTGTACGAAGCAATTCGTGCCGCAGGTGAGTCAGCTGTTAACTCGGCCATCATTGACGTGGTGCGTGGCAAGGATGCCGCTCACAAACTGGAGCGTGAACTAATACGAAAGTACGCACCTGCACTCAACACTGATGTGCGTACAAAAGCGGTTGACCAATAATTGCCCATTTGCTATAATAGAAGCATAGTAAGAAACAAGGAGCCCAAATGTCCAAACTGCTGATCACCACTCAAGTTTACGAAAACTACGCCTGGCGTGAAGACGGTACCATTGGTACTGGCGCGGAGGCCTACTGGAAGGCCAAGGGCGGCAACGATTATGTAGTTCGCAACATCGACGTCAACCGTGCCCGAGAGCTGGCCAATGTAGCCACCCGCGAGATCGAGCAGGCCAATGACTACTTCACTGAAACCGTGATTGGCTGGGAGATTGTTGGGGATGACTATCTTACTGAGTTTGAGCAAAGCCAACTGGAATACGAAGGTCGTATTGCTTACCCTGCAACTGAACTGGAGATTGCATAATGATTGCACTTGAAAACATCAAATCTATTCACAACACAGCAACCGAGGCCGCAAAACGTGCCGAGGCAGACTTTATTGCCAAGCACGGCGAGCCTGGTTACTGTGGCTTTGCCTGGGTAACAGTACATGAAAAAGCTTCAACCAAATTGGGCCGTGCGCTGAAAACTGTGGGCTTTACCAAAGCATACGGCGGCGGACTGCAACTTTGGAATCCCGGTGGTTCATATACACAAAGCATGGACATCAAAGAAACAGGTGCCCAGGCCTACGCCGATGTCTTGAAGAAATTTGGTATCACTGCATACATGAGTTCGAGAGCAGATTAAGGAAACGTCATGATTGAAATGTTTGTATTCCTGGCCGTCACTTTTGTGATCAAAGTTTGGTTCATCAACCGATACATGTAAAGAGAAAAACATGCTTGCCAACTACACTGCAAAGCCGATTGAATTTGAAGGTCAATTTTATGACCAGCG